AACATAATCTGTATCCATGTCGTGGAAAAATTTATAAAAATGTTGAAACCCAAGTTTTCTTGTATGATCACTCTTACAATTGTTCGCCAACGTCAATAAAAACAAATCTGGAATATTTTGAATCAATAGAATCAACGCATAAAATACTCATTTTATCGGATATGAGAGAAATACAAAACTCTTTGCAGATACATAAAGAAATATTAATGAAATGTATGGAAATAACTAAAAATATATATATTTATTCAACAAATGTTTACCGCACTATAGTCAAGACAAATTCTTACGATTGTAAACTATTTTCGGACCTTGAAAAATTGAAAAGAGAAATTTATTGCTTAAATAATCCTTGTCATATTTTTATTCAAGGTTCAAATGTGTCAAATTTGAAAGAGGTTGCAAGATTTATCATAAATGAGTTTGAATTGTTGTAAGTAAAAGTATATAAAATCAAATCCATCATAAATTCATACAATGAATAATGAATATTGTCCTTGGGTGGAGAAGCATCGTCCCACAAAATTTGACGATGTTGTATTAGATCCATTAAACAAGTGTGTGTTAAAAAATATAATAGAAACTTCCTATTTTCCTAATCTACTGTTTTATGGTCCTCCGGGAACAGGAAAAACAACTACAATTATTAATTTGATTAATACATATCAAGAAAAATACTATAATACTATGTCAAAAGGTTTAATGATACATTTAAATGCATCTGATGAAAGGGGTATTGATATAATAAGAAATCAAATAAGTTCTTTTGTAAATTCAAAACCAATATTCCAAACTGGGATGAAATTTGTAATATTAGATGAGGTAGATTATATGACAAAAAATGCACAACAGGCTCTTCGTTATTTATTACAGTGTTATTCAAGTTCTGTGCGGTTTTGTTTAATATGCAATTATATTAGTAAAATAGACGAAGGTCTTCAAAATGAATTTTTAAAATTACGATTTAATCAACTTCCTGAAAAAGACATTGTTGAGTTTTTAAAATATATATCAAAAAGTGAAAAATTAGATGTTAACGAACAATCTTTAATTCGCCTTCAAAAAGTATATAATTCTGATATAAGAAGCATGTTGAATTTTATGCAATCAAATCAAAATGTAACAAATTATGATTTGCACATTATAGATAATAATGTCTGGAACAATCTTATAAATAAATTTTTAGAAAAGCAACCATTAAATACCATTGTAGAGTATATACAATTTACCAGTATAAATTATAATATTGATAAAAAGAACATAATAAAAGTGTTTTTAAATTTCATTGTAAGAGAAAAGTTGGATAAGGTAACATCTAAATTTATGGAGTTTTCAGAAAAATTAATGCATTTTCCAGAATGTAATAATGATCATTATATTAATTATGCAGTGCTATGTTTATTGGATTATTTTTCAGAGTAAATCTTCATTCTTTTTTGGAGATTAATCATAAAATAATTTGGAGGAGAGTTTTTTGACGGATCAAACATACTTGTTTTCAAGCTGTATTCATTATTTTTAACACACTGTTTTTTAATAGAATATTTTTTTAATTCACATGGAATTATTATTTCATTTGTTTTTTTTAGCTGATGAGACAGCATTTATTTTATATATATACCAAGAAAATAATTGAAATAATATTTTGAAATAGCTTAAAGAACATCTCCCAAATAATATAATGGCTAAAGGTATTAAACAATCTTTAAATATAGATGATGAATGGTCAAGTTTTATATCGGGAAATTATGAAGAAGAGTCTGATAACGAAGAACATATTGAGCCTCAACCACACAAGGACGGCGTTCCTACATGCGGGCCAATATATATTTCAACAAAAACAAAAATATCATATTTGAGCCAAGCGATAGACCTAAATACTGTTTTTTGGAATATCCCTATATTAGATTACTCCGTTCCCAAGAATGGTGTTATAAAAAAACAAATGAAATTTAATTCTTTATCGGTTGAAGAATTGAATATAATAAAAGAAAAGGTTAAACTTGAAAGATTTTGTGATGAATACGTATTGACAAGTATAGATAACCCTAATGGTCGTATTAAATTTAAGGATATACGAAAAATAAGCGTGGGTATATCAAAGAAAGATTTGATGACATATAGATGTAAACAAAAAAGCGCATTTTATAATTGTTTTGTATTAATTTTGCGTATAAAAATTAATGAAGTTTTTAAAGAGTTTCACGTAAAAGTGTTTAATACGGGAAAGCTGGAAATTCCTGGAATTCAGAATGATAACACTTTTGTAAAAATATTAGATATGTTGATTTCTATACTACAACCTCATATTTCATTGGAATTAAGTTACGAGTTGAATAGCTGTGAAACAGTTTTAATTAATTCTAATTTTAATTGCGGTTTTTACATTAACCGTGAGGTCCTGTTTGATATATTAAAGTACAAGTACAACATACAGGCTATATACGATCCGTGTTCATATCCTGGTATACAATGCAAACTCTATTACAATGATAGCATTGTTTTACCGGTTGCTAATTCAACCACCGAAACAGTTGGTTTGCAAGAAGAATATCCTACTAAAAAGACAACTTACGAAAACGCAATATCGTTTATGATTTTTAGGACTGGAAGTGTTCTAATCGTTGGAAAGTGCGAGGAATCCGACTTGTATAATATATACGAATTCTTGAAAACACTTTTAACCGAAGAACATAGCAAGATTTATCAGAAAGGTTCAACTATAGATACTTCTCTTGTTCAAAAAGAGAAGAAAAAGAAGATGCGAAAGAAGCAAATTTTAGTATCAATTGTCTAATATCCAGTTTACAAATACATCTGCATTTTTCAGAAGGTATAAATCAAAATCAGGCCCTTGTATTTTTTTATCAAATTTTAATTGTAATTTATTCTTTTTAATTACAAGATGTATAATATCAAAAAATTTATCTAATTCTATTTGTTTGCATGATAAAATTTCCAATAGATGAATAAATGTAGACAAATTTCCGTACGAAACCAAATGAATTTTATTGGAAACCTTTTCAAGTTTACTTATAAAATCATTTGGGTAACTGCGAATGTCGTTTTCAATAGTATATTCAATGCATATATTTAATAAACTAATATAGGAATTCAGTTGAACAAGCTTAGTATTATCGGTGTCATTATCTTTTTTCTTGTTAAAATCATGATTAATCTCAAATAAAGTTTGTTTGTATACATACATAATTGCATCTTTTGAATTTAGTTGCAGAAAGGAGTGTTGAACATTAGTTATCTGAGAAATGAATTCAATGTAATAGTAATAAGATTTCTGACAGTGATAATAAGAGAGATTAATGTTTTTGGTATAGTATAGTAAAAGGTTAAATATACGAGTGATTGTATTTAATCCCCTTAATAGTATATATTTAAAGTACAAATGGTCTTTAATTTTTATGGTTTCAAATGAAAATTTGGTATATTCAATTATTAACTTTGTGTAAATACTTGTTATTTCATTTACAGAAGATTCTATAGAACTTTTATAGTTATTTATATTTTTTAGAGAATATTCTAATTGATCTTGTTCAATCATATTATAGATAGAGAGATATTTGTAAATTTATTTCCAATATAAGTATTTAAAGACAATAACTATACAATTTTATAAATGTCCGAACCACAATCAAAGACGGCGGGAGCCGATGTAACACCTGACGCAAATTATAGATTGCCAACAGAAACAACGATGAAACATGCTATGAAGTTAGCGATCGTAGAAGACAGGCCTATTATGATGGATTATTGGGCTGCTTCATTGGATAAAAAGGCTTTAGTAGGAATTCGTGATAAAGGAGAAAAGCTTTTGGTGAAGAGTGAAGACGAGTACACCAGTCCTATAAACAAATTCTATAAAAGCGGAACTGATTATATTCTTATTACAGAGAACTCTATCTATATTGTATCTGCTGATATTACTACAAGAAAGATCTCTTAAATGCGATATTTATTTTTAAAAAAAAATAAATATTTGTTATTCTAATTACCCGATAAATTGATAACATACTTTGATATTTTATCAATTGTTAGCCCTCTACGAGAATTGAACTCGTGACCTCCAGTTTACAAGACTGGTGCTCTACCACTAAGCTAAAAGGGCGCAAAACGGGGGATTATCCCCGCAAATGAATATATGCCAACTTTTTTAAATTGTTTTACTCACTATTTATAACATTATCCACCGGAAACCCAGGATAAACTTATGGTTTTTTTTTCATAAAGATAAAATATTATGAAATATGATAAGGATTTATCCTGTCCGAAGGGCTAAGGGGCTGGAAATCCTTCGGATTTCTGAAGACCTGGGTTCCCCGCTAACTATTTATTCGCAAAATATTTTGTCAAATGGGGAAAAATCTTTCAACGCAGTTTTAATATTTCCATAAGTCAAACCATATTCGTCGTTTGTATAAACATGAATGCCCAAAAGGTCTTTCACCTGAGAAGTGTTTAGATTTGAATCGTCAAAGTACATTACTTCATGTGATTTTATATTTTCAAAACGGTTTATAATATTTTCAAGTAGTGTATTTTTGCAAATCCTATCACTAATAAAAGTTCCATTAAATTGTCCTGGTTTATAATCAGTTTCTTTCACAAACTTACATTTGTGATGTATCGCTCGCGGTTTATCTTTAACACCATTTGTGCAGTGTATATTCTCTATTTGTATTATATCATTGCCAAATGTGTTTTTAATACAGTCGTGTACTATATTTTCATATGAAAAAGATGCTATATAAATGGGAATATCGTACTCTTTGCACTTGATGAATAGAGAACGCATTTTACAAAAATCTGAAAAAAGAGTCCTTTTGCTTTTTTTATTTGGATAATCATGTAAAAAGCGCTCAATTTCGCCATTGTATTCGTCAGATAAGTTTTTATTACATAAACATAAATCAAAATCAAACACCAAGCATTTAATTTGTGGTTTTGATCCGAGTAAGATATTATCAAATGGTGAAAACTCCCGCAAAACATTCTTCAAATAATCATAACTGAGGTTTGATTCTGGACTCACAAATGTATTTACTTTTACATGACGTTCTGCGTTATACGCGTATTTTAAATCATTGTCAATGTAAACGACTTCGTTTGGATTCGTACATCCAAATTGTGACATCGCTTTTTGGATAAGCTTATTTTTACAAATCCTTCCTGAAACATATGTGGGTGGGCTTACAGACTCATTTTTCAATTCTATCACATCGCAATGATTGTCAATACAATTGCTATTTTTATCTGTAAATATCCCACTTGTGGTGAAAATATTTTTCTTTGGTATTAGATCAAATCCATAACTCATTTCCACTGTTTTGCGAATCACCCATTCATTATTAAAGGATGCGATACAGATTTCTATACCCCGTCTCCTGCATTCTGTAAAAAATTTTTTTATTTT